TTTGTGATAAGATTGATTCTATTAAGTCTATGGCGGATGATTTAAGAAAAACTCCGCCATCTGACCCTAACATAAAAAATAAAATAGAAGTTATACAATCTGATTGTCTATTAGTTGCGAAAGGAAAAGTTGATAAAGAATTTTTTACAAATATTAAAGATTATGAAGAACACAATTATGATTATTCTGGTATTGACCATGCTAACGGCTTGTCAATCAACGAGGACGAATGAAAACGGTGAGAAGAAAACTTACAACCCTATTTTTAGCATTTTTAGGACTATCTTTACTAACCAATTGCAGTAGTATTAATAGGTCTCATATTGGTGCAGGCCTTGGTGGTACTACAACAACAGCAGTATGTGTTGAGAGTGGTGTGTCAGACCCTTATTTAATTGCTGGTTGTGCCGTGGTAGGTGCTTTTGCAGGTGCAGAAATTATGTATAAATCAGATTATGATGTACACAACGCAGTATTTGTAGACCATTTAAATACAAGTGGTTCAGGTTCAAGTTATACAAATTGGTATAATAAAAAAACTGGCAATTCAGGTATTATTCATATAACAAAATCACATATGGTAGGACCGTTTAAGTGTAAAGATTATGACGCTACAATAGATATTACTAGTAGTTGGCCATTGATTGGTATAGGTGGTGTTAATAGAGAAGTGGTATTTGGTACGGCATGTCAGTTGCCAGATGGAAGTTGGGTAGAAAAAAGATGAGTTATAAAGAAAAAATAAAACAATTAGAACTAGAAGTCAAGGAAAAGCAAGAGGAAGTTGAATTAACCAACAATCAGGCCACCATTGACATTTTAGAAGAAGACATATATAATACTAAACAAAGTATTGAAGAATTGAAGAAATATGCTTGACCCTTTTAATTATCAAAAAGTGATGAGATATCTCACATGGACATTTATACTAATTATCTTTATGATAGTTACAGGTTTGGCTGTTGCAGGTGAACAAGTATTACATAGTAAGATTAAAACAATATCACCAGACAAAGTTGATGGTCAATATTGTTATGTAAAAGTAGAGATAGTACAAGAAGGCGATACCATTACAAAAAGAGAAGTATTAGAGTGTGCTGATGGTAAAAAAGGTATAGAAACGCCAGGTTATTGGGAGTTGTTTGCACAATTTTATTATCGTGATGTGTCAACTCCAGAATATTGCCGATATTATAGTCGGAATAAACATGCTTTTAAGACACCAGGAAAAGTGTGTTTGATGTTAAATGGTGAATGGGAGGTAAGATGATAAGAAATCTTATTATTATAGCTCTCGTACTAGTAATTGTGTATGAAGTATCTAGTGAGGACGCATTAGCATATGTACAATCCACACTTGACTTTTTACAAGATTTAGTTTATAGTATGAAAGAGAGTGATAAATTATGATGAAAAGTAAACTAAAAGTATTAGGTGCCGTTTTAGCGATAGCAAGTTTAAGTGCTTGTTCAAGTATGAATAGTACCTATAAGATAAAATCAGAGAAAGGTAATATTGTTGACAAAGTGCCAGCATGGTACATGGCTGATATCAATGAGTCAAAAGCTTGCGACCTAAAGTTGTTAAGTAAAAAAGACAATGATAAGCAATGTATATATGGTGTTGCAACAGCAGTTTCGCCTGATTTACAATTGTCAATAGAGAAAGCCAAAATGATGGCTAAATCTGAATTGGCAGATATTATCAAGGGAGAAATGAATAAAGAGTCAAAACAATTCATTAAAGAACTTGGTAAAACAGAAACTAAAACCGTGGTAACCGAAGTTGAAACCGTTTTAGTAAATATTATATCAGAAACACCTGTAAGAGGTTATGAGATATTTGCTCAAGATGTAACTTTAACTAAAAGTGGTTATTATAGAACATGGATAGGTATAAGATTGCCTTTAGGTAAGTTTAATAAGATGTATAACTACACTATTGAACAAGCTGTTGACGCTTACAATTTAAATGAAGAGTCAATGAAGGCATGGGATAACCTAAAGAAAAAAGATGACGATAATAGTTTATAGTAAAAACAATTGCGTCTTTTGTACCAAGGCCAAGTCATTATTGACTAATCTTGGCCTTGAATACCAAGAAAAAAGTTTAGAAAAGGACTTTGGTTCAGACCCTAGTAAACTAATTGAAGACATTGGTAAAAATGTTAGAACCATGCCACAAATAAAGATTGATGGCGAACTGATTGGTGGTTATAATCAATTGGTAGAACATTTTGCCGACCAGAAAAAAGTAAATTACAAAGGAGAGATTATAAGTGAATGATAAAGACAATATTATACTCTTTCCTACCAATAGGATTAAAAATAAAGAGAGTGCTAAAAAACCTGTTGATGAAAGACAACATAAAAAACTAGTAGAAGAACAAACTAAAGAGTTTGTTGAGGGTAATGTTGACGATATTGCTTATACACTATTAGACAAATTTGTAAATATGGGTATAGTAACTAATAAATTAACTTTTACAGCAGACTTGGCCGTTGTTATTGATACAATAAGAGGTTTAATATATCGTGATTTTAATAAACCACATCCAGCACAACACTTGTCAGATAAAATGGTTTCAATAAATGTAAAAGGTTCAAACAAATCAGCTAAGTTAGATTACAATAAAATTTTAAATATAAAACATAGAACACACAAACCATTATCAAAAGACATAGAGGACGAAGTTAGAGATTTATCAGACATGGCTGATATACAATTTACACCAGACTTTGACCCGGAAGACAAATGAATTCAGACTATCAGACTATTATAATACGCTCTGCTGGTCGTTTTGTTGGCGAACATAACACGCAAAGAAAGGAAATAAACAATAATGTTTAATTTTTTTAACACAATAAAAGGAGATGAAGTTATGGCAAGAGCTAAACTTTCAAAAACAGCAAAATTGAGAAATCTTTTTGCTAAAGGTGCTGATGTTTCTTGGAAACAAATGAGAAACACTTATGACCTTAAATCGCCAGCTGCAATGGTTGGTAAATTAAGAAACGAAGGAATGATGATTTATGAAAATAGAACATCATCTGGTGTTTCATACAGAGTTGGTACACCATCAAAAGCTATTATAGCTGCTGGTATCAATGCTGTATTTGGTAAGCAAGTGTCTTACAACGCATAATTGCGAAAATCAGGAGACAGGGGCCCTAGTGGCCCCTGTTTTCACATAAAATAAACCAAAAGGTTTTTATGAGTGATGATAAAAGAATGTACGATAATCATAAAGAGCATGGCGAAGACCTATCTTATGAGAATGAGCAATCTATGGTAACAATACCATTGAGAGAATATGATAAATTAAAAAATCAAGGTAATTATATTACAGACCCTAGTTTAATATCTGTTATAGATAAGATTGAGGAACTAGTTAGAGCTTTAAGAAAACATATAGTAAGGAAATTTTAATGGAGTTATTAGGATTATTTTTTCTAGGTATACCAGTATCAATAATAGCCTTATATGTTTTGTTTACAAATTTAGATAACACAAATGCGAATCGCAAAGATAATAGACCCGAAGAACACCCATACGGTAGGTAAAAGTTTACTAAATCTAGGTAATCATGTATTACTATTAGGTTTTATTATGGCATTGGTGTGGGTAGTATGGATAAGTTATCAATGAGTTTAACTAATTGGGAGAGAAGTGTCCGAACAATTGCTGAACATAGTAAAGACAAAAAAATGACAAGAAAGGTAGATACCTATGAGTATCAAGACCTGGCAGATTGTATTAGAATGGACCAAGTACCAGCTTCAGAAATTGCAGAGATATTTACTGATAATGCATTTTACAAATGGTATAAGAAGAAATACTTTACTAAATAAGGATATGAATTGAAGGAGTAATTATGGCTGAACAACAAAGAAATCCAAATTTAATGAATCCTAAAGCAATGCAAGCAGTTGCCGGCACAAGAGGTGCAGGTGAGAATGTGGTATTGTTTTCAGAGGTTCTAACAAAAGTCAATAACGCAAAAGACAAACCAAAAAAAGTAGCAGTATTAAAACAATATGATAATGCACCATTAAGACAAGTATTAAAGGGTGCTTTTGATTCAAATATAGTATGGGACTTACCAGCAGGTGACCCACCATATATTGCTAACGAGGCACCAGTAGGAACTGAACACGGTTTATTAAGAAACGAAGCTAAAAGATTGTGGCATTTTGTAAAAGGCGCAGATAATGACCTTACAAAAACACAAAAAGAAACTATGTTTATTCAGATGTTAGAAGGATTACACCAAGATGAGGCTAAGGTTTTACTTGGTATGAAATCAAAAACATTGAATAAAATGTATAAAGGTCTTACCGAATCAGTTGTGAAAGAGGCATTTGGTTGGAATGATAGTTTTATGCGTGATGAACCAGTACAAAACCAGAACAAATAATCTGTCGCACCAAATAATCGCATAAAATAACAGCTTTTTATTGAAAATAGTGCTTGCTTTATATACTGGATAGTGTATAGTAGTACCATAAATATTGAGAAAGGATATTATGAAAAAGTTGATTTTAATATTATTACTAGTTTGGTTTGGTTTAAACGCCTTTGCTAAATCAGTAAGTGCAAATGATTATAACACGGCTGTGGTAGCACACATAATCAAAGAAAAAATAAGTGGTAACAATGTAGATACCTCTGTATTAGAGGGTGAGTTACAAAGACTAATGCATTTATATGCTTTAGAAATGGTTGATGTTATTGAAAAACATTTACCAAACATATTAG